AGTCCGAGTCAGCGACGAACCTTGGAAGGTAATCTTCAAAAAGCCTACTGAGGATGATTACATCGGCGTTGAGGAAGACGACATCGGCCTTTGTGTCGCCGAAGACCACAAGATATTTGTTGATCCAGACCCAGACATGGTTCTCTCTACCGCACTTCACGAAGTCCTACACGCTGTATTTCCGCAGTTGAGCGAGGATGCTGTGATAGATGGCGAGGCTGCATTGATGGACCTGATTAACAAGTTCCCACAAGAACTCCTACACACAAATGACAATTCCAAAACCCGGTAGTTGGTGGACCTTTCGCGGCGACCAGCAAGGATGCGGTAAAGACCAGCAGGTTTGTCTTGCAGGTCCAGAAGAGACGATAGCATGGGGGCATGGCTTTAGTTGGCTAGGCTCAACAGATATGTTCCTTAAAGTATTCACCCCAGCAGATGCCAAGCAGCATCCAGAATTAAAATAGAAAGGCAGGGTAACTCTATCTCTCTACGCCACGAACAACAATACTCGCTGTGGAAAACTCGTAAGTTTCTCCGCGATCTGCTCCATCACTCTACCCGTCCGAAGACCGTGAAAGAGATTTCAGCTAGAGCCTATAGTTGCCTTCGTCACTTCCCGCACTTGGACGAGACTGGCAATCCTATCTTTAGTCAAGATGGTTTTGAATGCCCTAAAATTCACGATGAAAACTAAAGCAAGCGAGCGGTTTCAGCCGTTTAACATTACGAGGAAGTGGAAGAAATGGATGGCGGTATCCTGCTCACACGGAGATCACATCGACCCAGAAGCTAGGGATGCTGTGCTTTCGTTCCAATCCCGCTTTCGTCCTGACACGACCATTCATCTCGGAGACTTCGTGGACATGGCGGCTGCTCGTGGTGGTGCAATGTCAGACCCAAACGCTGCTGATAGGGCTGCGTCTGTAGCTGACGATCTTGCTGCGGGTGTAGATTTTCTGCAAGAGCTTAGACCACAACATATCCTTTACGGAAATCACGAGGACAGATTGTTTAAGCTAGCGCATTCACCTAACGCTCTGGCTGCACACGCTGCGACTATCGTTATCCAAGAGATCGAGGCTACCGCAAAGAAGCTAAAGGCTCGCACATACGAATACGACATTCGTTCACACTACACTCTTGGTGGTCATAAGTTTCTACATGGATACATGTTCAACATGTCTGCCATCAGGGATCATGCGGAGACATTTGGTAACTGCATCATGGGACACCTGCACCGAGTAGGACAGGAGCCGGGTAGGACTCTGCAATCCGCTACCGCTTACTGCGTTGGAATGCTGATGAAGTTAGACGCTTCCTATGCAAAGACACGCCGCGCTACATTGGCTTGGAGCCAAGGCTTTGGCTACGGCTACTACACAGACACACAAATAACCGTAAACCTATGCGAAAGAAAACCAAACAATCCTTGGATGTTGCCTCTGTAGCTGGAGCTTGGCAGGCTTTATTCGATTCAAACAAAGTAAGTAGCAAAGAGCAGTTGTTTAAAGATGGTTGGATTGATGCCCATTATGCAGCGGAAAAGATGGGTATTGGTCGTTCGGCAGCAACAGAACGCTTGAAGAGGATGGGCGCACAGCAAAAGAAGTTCTCTATTATTTGGGATGACGGAAAAACAAGGTCAGTCAACTTCTTTAAGCTGAAATGAGAAGGGGGCTTGCGCCCCCTTCCCAACCTATGAACACACAAAACACCGAACCAAAAGAACGGTGTGTCGCAATATAACTATTGTTTAACCGTAGTCAATTTGTTTTGGGCGTAAACCGCAACCGCTAGTGCTGACCAAGTGTGAGATTTTAATCCGTATGTCGGTCCCTTGTTGTCTTTAGTCCCCTGCGGTCCCACCATAGTCAGCAATGCCTGCCTGATGTCTTTGTCCTTTGATCGCATCGTGCGACACAAATACATCTTAATGTCTTTCCTGTAGCACAAAAGCGTGTCAGTCCTAGCGACCTCTTCAAATCTCCCAACCCAGCGGCAGGTATCGAACACACTCGCACCTACCGCCATGCCATAGCTGGCTACCATTTCGCAGGCTACGATGTCGTATTCCCTGCCGATCAGCAGTTGACGCATCTCGTAATTATTAAGATGTCCGTGGTCGATAACCTTCCCGTCCCATTGAACGAACGCTGAGTCTGTAGGGCCGGGGTCTATTGCGAATATAGTCATAGCGTATATTTCTGTTTTATACCAAATGAGGTATATGTGTTTGTGTTGTTCATAGAATTATACCCTATTGGAGATACCCATTCTCTCTAGCCCACTTCGGATTGTCGTGAAGTTTTGTGTGACACAGGCGACACACGGGCATCCAAGTCTCTGTGTTGTTCAAGTTCTTTCCTCGTCTAGCCTTGTGGTGAATGTCCGTTGCCGCATTGCCGCATATCTCGCAGAAGTGATTCAGCATAAAGTAATCATACCTAATCTTAGAGTATTCCTTTAGCTCCTTTCGGTGCTTATCGGACACCCTATTCATGGGCTTATTTCTTTTTAGACCTCTTGTTGTTTTCATACTCGTTAAAATAATCGTGCATCTTTTTTAACAACTCTTCTACCTTCTCTGATGGGATTGGTTGATCAACCCCGTCTGGGAATGGTCTACCGCGAGAGTGCATTGGGCTTAACTTATGCAACTTGAATGGTGATATGTAGATGTGCAGATCGCCCGACTCGTCCATGCCTACGAACGGATGCAGCGTCATTCAAGGAACAACTTGTAGATTGCACATACTGCCACGACTGCCAGCAGCAATATGTTTTCAGGCTTTATCAGCGCGAGTTTGAGCGGCTTCATCAGTGTAGGCGATCTTGGCGTAACGCTTCCGTAGCTTGTCCATGTTCTCTTTAATTGTCTCATCCCTGCTGATTCCAACCGACTGGCGGAAACCTTCAAGGTAAAACTCAATGTCTCCTAGCTCCTCGATGACATTCGTTCTATCCAGATTCTTGCGGTAAATAACTGCCTTTTTCACCGCATCCAGCAGTTCTCCTGCTTCTCCACAGATTCCCATAATCATGTGGATTGTATGGCATTCGTCGCCAGTTAGTTCCTCTTTTATCTTATGTCCGTTCTTAACTAATGCGTTAACAAATTGTTCGTATGTCATTCTTCTAGCTTTCTATTTATTCTCTCAAGCCAATCGTTGTTTTTGTTGGCCTTTGGTTGTTTAGGTTTGCGTTTTCTGTATCTATTCTCAGGGGGAAATTTAGAAGGCAGTATTTCGCACAAGACTTCAATTGTGCTGAAGCGTGTCCCGCATTTACACTCGTGTCTCCTGCGAACCTTGCTTCCCGTGTATTCGTGATCCTTGCTGACAACGGTTCTATCACCAGCAACCCTGCTGTCGATGATTCTTGTCTTCTTTCCGCAGCTAGGGCAGTTCATCTACCTTCTCCTTCTCTTCCCTTACCCTGCTGTTCTTTTGTGATAGTATCAGCTTGGCTACTCGGTGCGATGGCAGGTTGAACAAGTCGCATAGTTCGTGGTAGAACTTTGTCTTGAAGAAGTCTTCTGCTGTTCGCTTGGTTTCTTGAAGCTCGTTCTTCGTGCAGGCTGTGGGGTTTTGATACCGGACATCATCGACTGCAAGCTGGAAGATTTCTTCTAGCAACCGCTTCGTCGGGTCACCCTCTTGTGAAGCGATCATATCTTGGATTTAAGAATGCGGCAGATGGATTCGATTGCTTCCTTTCGATCAAAGTTCAGACCGCAGGTTACGACTTCATGCCAGACTCCTTCGACCTTTACTTCCCATGTAGTGCGGCGGCAGTCGTCGTCGCTTGAATCGTAGTTGCGGAGTGGGAAGCCAAGGAAATGCTGATCGCTTGGGCGAGCCTCCTCAAACTTCATCCGCGCTACCTCACCTTCCGCAAGCAACCGCTTGTATCGTTCGTGTCGTAGCTCGTCACGCAACGAGTCGATTTCTTGCAGAGCCAGCAGGCTTGGGTGCGCTAGGTCTGGCTCGTCTGCTGTTCGCGTAGCGTAGCCGACAGACATCTCGTTCGTGTCAGGCATGGTCATTATTGCTTCAACTGTGTTGTAGGTTTGTGTGTTCATTAGAAAATCAGCTTGCGCCACATATTGTGTTGTGTCAACATTCAATTTCTATGAACAAAAAATTCATCCATCTCGGATGCGAAATAACAATTGACGGCACACGGGCGGTAGTCCGTATGCCGAATGAAAGTCAGGTAGAATTCTATCTGCGATTCACCGGAGATCACGACAAGATGGAGGACTTCATCAAGGACTACATCGACCTCAACCTCGCAGAAAAACCAACTACTGTTTAACAATAGGAGACAATGAATGAGCTACACTTATTTGCTGGAGCAGGGGGAGGAATCCTCGGCGGAATGCTTCTCGGACATACCACAGTCTGTGCTGTCGAACTTGAACCTTACTGCCGAAAAGTCCTACTCCAAAGACAACGAGACGGCATCCTGCCAAAGTTCCCAATTTGGGATGATGTCACCACCTTCGACGGAAAACCTTGGAGAGGAAAAGTCGATGTCGTCTGCGGAGGATTTCCTTGCCCGGATTTCTCAAACGGAAATCAAAAAGAAAGCAGGTTCACAGGATTGGAAGGAAGCAGGGGGGGGCTTTGGTTTGAAATGCTTAGAATTATTTGCGAAATACGACCAAAGTTCGTCTTCGTGGAAAATGTGCCAAACCTCGTTAAATTTGGGATTGGAACAGTCCTCGGAAACTTGGCCGAAAGCGGGTATGATTCAAGATGGTGTGTGCTGGGAAGCAAAGATTGCGGAGGAGTCCATAAGAGAGATAGAGCATGGATTCTCGCTATTCACCCCAACATCGACAGACTACAAACGGAACAATCTTTCAACTCCAATGTGGGAAAGAAGAATGAAGCAAAGGAAGTCGCCTGGAACGCTGCCAGAGCAACTGGCTTGGATGGGATTCAAGGGTATGTTGGCCCCCACATTGCCGGAAAAAATGATGAGATGGCCAATTGGCTGGACAGATTTAAGGCAGTTGGGAATGGACAAGATGCAGTTGTGGCTGCAACAGCATGGAGAATCCTTGGAGGAGAATAAATGAAACCAGAAGATCAGATTAAAACCTACCTAGAAGAAGCCCTGCGCTTCACTGAATCTGCGATGCTTTATATGAACAGAGACGACATCGGCTATGCCGCAGATGAGATGGATTTAGCCTGCGAGAAATTGATGCAAGCCTACGCAATTGCGCGAGAGTATTCAGACCTATGAGCCACCACGATTCACAATTACTGAAAGACTTGAACGAGTCCTACCGCGAACTCGCTAGACTCTCCGAAGCACTAACAGATATGCGGGAGGAACTGGATCGAGCTGAGAAGCTGGCTAAAGACTGGGAGGAATGCGCGAATCAATTCTTTTGGTGCGCTGGCAAGGATAAGACCGCAAGCTGGGAGCAGTTTGAAAAGGCTGCTACGACCTATCAGTTCCTCAAGAATAAAGTTGAGGTATAACGCAACAGGTTATAGCTCGTGATTAGAATATGACGAATAAATCAAGCCATGCTTGAACTGCTGAATATAATCTAAACAAAAGTTTGACACTGCACCGAGCGAGTGTAGGGTTGAAATCGCTGTAGAGATACAGCCATCTGCGTGAGAACAGATGTAATAAGAAGAGATAAATTGAAAACCCAAACTATATCACCCACTCCTTAACGGAAATCTCACCGGTCATTTCGCCCGTCTTCTACCGTTAAGGAGGGGTGGCCCCTCCAATATATGAAATATACCTGTTGTCCCGTAGTGTCGAAAGGAGGGATTCTTGTGAGTAGAGCAATATTGAAAGCAAGAATCCTCGATTCGCGTGATAAATTTATACTAGCCTATATCGAGAACTGCGATGATGGATGCAGCGTCAGCAATGAATACTTGGCAGAGTTATTAGATTGCTCGGAAACCAAAGTATCAAATGCTATCCACATTCTCTCGTTCCTAAAGTTCGTCATAGTCAAAGACGGCAAGATGTATGTCAACCATCACTCGGAGGCATGGGGCAAATGAGCAAGAATATCTTTCGCCAAAAGAGAACGAAGAACTTCACCGTTGTTCCAAACGAGTTCCTGCATTCAAGAACGCTTTCGTTTAAGTCCAAAGGAATCCTGACATATCTATTGTCACTGCCTGCCGACTGGGAGCTTCATGTATCACACTTGGCTACCATCTCAACAGATGGGCGTGATAGTGTGTATAACGGCATTCATGAGCTTATAGAATCTAAATACATTTGGAAGAGGCCAAGGTCAGGAACGGAGCCGGGAGGATGGGAGTATTTCATTTATGATTCTCCGCAACTTGATTGTCCGTTTACGGAAAATCCGGATACGGAAAATCCGGATACGGAAAATCCCGAATCGGGAAAACCCGCAACTACTAAATACTATCTTAGTAAAGAAAGAACTAAAGGAGAACAAAAGCCTGAAGAGCAAACTACCGATAGTGAATTTGAATCCTTCTATTCCTCCTACCCTCGCAAGGTAGCCAAGCCTCAAGCGAAGAAAGCGTGGAGCAAAAACAAATGTGTATTGGCAGAAGTCCTACCTGCACTAGAGCAACACAAGAAGACTTGGAAAGACCCGCAGTTTGTTCCTTACCCTGCGACATGGCTGAACCAGCGGAGGTGGGAGGACGAGACTATTGTTAAACAAGATTCAAGCGTGTATGCCAAACAAGAGTCACCAGTCGAGACAATCAAGAACAATGATTGGGTCGATGACTTCTGGACATGGCTGCACCAAGAGCAAGGCCGGACCGACATAGAGCGTGACTACCTCGGCAGTATCGAGGATCGCTGGCTAGTCGAGTTCATCAAACACAAGCGGGATTTGTTCTAAAAACTTTTTTAAGAATTTCTCTTGACCGAAACGAAAACCTGTCGAATTATTCAATACCTAGTGAACCCAGATACCTATGAAATACCACCTACAACTGACGCTCCTCTACCTCAAGAGAGAGTGGCTAATGTTCCAACTGATAACAATCGTGATAATGGACAACATCCTTTCCGCTATCCTTCCAAAGGAATGAAAACCAGAATCGCAATCTATGCCCTCCTAGCCCTGTCGTTCTATCTGATCGGCTGCGCTTGGGTGGCAACCCAACCTAACACACAACTCTGCCCACTCTGCAACAGGTGAAGTTGACTCTCAAGCCAGACGAGGTGCAAATCTGTCAGCTAATTGGTGGTATGCGTAGCCTTATTGCTCGTAGCAGTGGGGTGAAAGACGCCAAGATAGGAACCCAAGACGGAGCGGAAGCTGATGTCATGGGTTTCATGGCGGAATACGGGTTTGCAAAATTGATGAATACCTTTCCAGATTTAGGCTTGACTCCGCGAAGCGGATCGCCTGATGGGGTTATGCCCAGCGGAAACAGGTATGACATCAAGGCATCCAAACATCCCAACGCTCGGTTGCTATCGTCGCTGAAAGTAAACCCAGACATTGATGTCTATGTCCTCTGCGTAGTCGATGGAGTGAACCTCGATTACAAAGGATGGGCATGGAAGCGTGACCTCATTAAGCAAGGAAACATAATCAACCTAGGACATGGAGAAGGGTATGCCTTGAATCAGGACTCACTAACAAAGTTTAACGAATACAAATGAACAACACAAACAAATGAAAGACACAGGACACTACTACGACAAGAACGGCAAAGCAGTCTTTGAAGTTCCAAACAAATCCAAGGGCGGTATGCGCCCGACAACGCTGAGAGACGCGAAAAATTTAGGTCTTCTGCCCTCAGTTACGACGATCTTCAAATGCTTGGCCTCGCCAGAGCTTGACCGCTGGAAGCAACAGCAGGTTCTCATGGCTTCGCTTACGCTTCCTCGCAACCCAGACGAGAGCGATGAAGACTACTGCTCGCGCATTATGACTGACGCATTCAAGCAAGTAGAGCAAGCGGCAGACCTCGGCACACAGATTCATAGAGCAGTAGAGTTGCATTTCCAAGGAGAGGAATATGACTCAGCAATGGATCAATATATTTCTCCAATTAAAAAATGGGCAGAGCATAACCGAATTAAATTTCTCAAGCATGAATTGCGATTGGTTAATCCAGAAGTTGGATACGCTGGCACAACGGACGCACTCATTGAGAAAGACGGGGTTCTTTATGTTTTCGATCTGAAGAGCCGCAAAACTAAACCAGAATACGAGATCGAGCCTTGGTCGAAAGAACCAATGCAGATCGCGGCATACGCCAAGGTCGCAGGAGCGAAGCGTGGAGTTAATCTCTACATCAGCACAACAGAACCCGGCAGGATCGGGGAAGCGTGGTATGACGAGAAGGTTCTCGACTCAAACTACGAGGCGTTCACCCATGTATGCAAGTATTGGCAGTTCGCAAACAAATACCAACCGAAAACAAAATGACAAAAGAACAAGCAATACAGGAACAGATGGACAATATCATGGATTCTTTCGAGTTCGGAAAGGTTGCTTCCATCATGCAACACCTAGACTGGAAGTGGGCAAGCACCAATGGAATTCCAGATGAGTGCGAGCTACGCAAGGAAGCAAGGAGATTGATGAAGGATGCCGTGGAGTGCGGTGGATGGGCAGGCACAGGAGGATTCACAGCAATCTTTACGGACAATAAGTCCGAGAGATGGATTCGACTGAACCTGTATTTCGGCATCTCCGATATGAACGACGGCGTTGAATACGAAAAAAAATCTTAAAATAATTTTGACACAACCGATAATCCTAGTAGAATAACAGCCCAATGAACACACAATCAGAAAACATCGGCGACCTCGCAGCCGCTCTAGCAAAGGCGCAAGCGGAGGTCGGCACAGTCCACAAGGATTCAGCAAATCCGTTTTTCCGCTCAAGCTACGCTAGTCTTGCGGCAGTATGGGAAGCCACTCGTCCCATCCTATCCAAGCATGGGTTGAGCATCGTTCAGCTTCCGTCACACGACGAGGCTGGGTATTATGTTGAGACCATGTTGATGCATGGGTCTGGCCAATGGATCAAGAGCCGGACATACATGAAACCAGCGAAGGATGATCCTCAAGGCATCGGTTCGCTCATCAGTTACGCTCGGCGGTATGCCCTGCAAGCGGTCACGATGGTATGCCCAGATGACGATGATGGGGAGGCGGCAATGGGTCGTAACAACTACGCTCCACAAAAGCCCGTAGAATCGCCGAAGCCTGTCCAGAAGGTAGAGCCAGCCAAGCCAGTAGAAAAGCCAGCTACAGAGGCTCCTAAAGCAAAAGAAACGGCATCCAAATTCAACGGAGAGAATCACCAAGCACTCTTCCAAGAGTTGATGAAGCTCGGATACACTCCAGAAGAGTTTATCGGAGCCTGCCACTATGCCAAAGACGAGCGTATCCCAGCTAAAGCTAAAGACTTTTACAAGATGAGCGACAACACCGCTTCTCTATTCCTCTTTGACGGCATGGATGCCATCAAGAAAAGCATAATAACCTACAAGGCTATTGCAGAATAACACCAACCAAATCAACAATATGAATAAAGAAAACAGCGGATTCCTCTCGAAAAACAAATACAAAAAAGAGGACAAACACCCCGACATCAAGGGCAAGATCAATGTGGCTGGCAAGGACTACGAAATTGCTGGCTGGCAAAAGACCAACGAGCAGGGTAGCTACTACTCGCTCAAGGTTTCCGAACCTCGCGTCAAAGAAGAGGCATTTTAATTTGTCATAGGCGACAGGGAGTGGCTGGTTTTTCATGGTTCCCCAGCCACTCCCAAACCTACCAACCAATATGGAATACCTAGTCCTGACCAAGCCGCTCAACAAAGAGCATTACGACTTCGCCAAGTTCTTCCGTGACGAAGATGAAGTAATCGGGTTCATCCGCGAGACTCCACATGAGGGATTTCAACGGGACATTAGGGTTATTTCTGCGACAAACTGTCGGAAAACGACAGATTTTGACGACAATGATTTGCTAGATACCTATGTGGAATTAACCAGCATTGCTGAACACACAAATGAAGAAGTCGAATAACAATACTTTCCTTGGCCTTTACATCCCAGCTAATTGCAAGAAGCAGTTAGAGGGGTTGGCTCGCACACAACAGAGATCAGTTTCCGGTCTTGTCCGAGTTATTGTCGAACAATACCTGAATAAAAAACTAAAATAAAACCTAGATACCTATGACACAAACATTAAAGGGGTCATTCAACACCCCGAAAGGAATAATCAGTCGCATGGACTTGGCAGAAATGCTGTCCATTAAATACAAAACCGATGTCAAGACGGCACTCAAGCTCATAAAGTGTTGCGAGCAAGACGATGATGTTGAGGAAGATTCACCAGCAAACCACTTTGAATTGCTGGAAGAAGCCTGTGCCATCCTCTCTTTTGACCGAGGCGAAATCACCGCCAAGGAACTGAAGATGTCAATCGTTCGGGAAGAACACAAGCAAGGAACTGAAGAGAGTATCCTAGAAGCCGCAATTACAACTGGTATGCACAACGGCTATTCAGCGTTGGCAGAGAGGTATGATTTCGCAAACCTAACCCAGTTCGTCCCGAAGGCTGGTGTCATTCCCTCACCAGAGGATTATGCCGCCGCTATCGGCCTCGGTGTAGACATGAGTTCTAAGGGAATGTGGATTGCTGGCGAGGGTATCCGACATTTGTATGCGCTCGGCTTTGAGAATGTCGTCACGCAGATTGCCGCATCTCTCAAGCTGTCTTACTCCCATGTTTCTGGATGGCATCGTGCCGCCCAGCGTGTGCCGCTCAAGTATCGTTCGGAGATTTCGCCAACCGTAGCAGTCGAGATTGCTTGTTCTAAATACAGCGACGATGAGGCGACAAATAATAAGAAGGTCATCGAACTGGTAGAGCAAGCCTGTAAGGAAGGCTGGACTGCACTAGAAGCCCGTAGTCATGTGCGAATGGAACAGGGCAAGGAGCCTCTTTCCAAGACTCCTAAAGGCGCGAACTCATGGGTAGGTGACATGGGTGGAACTGACGAACTGCTTATCCTAGCTTGTCAATGGAGCATCGGTGGAGGTGCAGGAGAGTTGGACCAGTATCATTTCATCGGCAAACTGGCCAAGATTTTCCACCGCTTGAAGGATGAGACACAATCCACGATTCGCCTTATCATCGGTGACCGCATGAAACAGCATCACAAGTTAGAAGAGTCCGGCCAAGCTGGGCTGTTCGACGCCGACACAATTCAAGACTTACTCAAAATCTCTAAATAATATGGAAGACACAAACGAAATCATGTCCCTATTGGACATCGCAAACAGCATCCAAAAGACAATCGAACTCAACGACACGAACTTGGAGGACAAGGATGGAACTCCTCTAGGTTTTCAGTTTCCAAAGCAAGTTGTCGAGAGACTGGACGAGGCTCGCTTCCTGTGTCTCTTGACTGACGCTTACCTTACTACATTCAGCGAGTTCTTTGAGGGGAATATGAGCATCCAAGCGTTCGTTGAGAAGCTAGACAAGGCCAAAGCCGCGCTCAAATGAAGATCACGCTCATCCTGTTGGCAGTATTGCTCTCTGGGTGTAGCACGATCCAGTATGCAAAGAGGGACTTCCGCAATTTCCAGAAGACCATTGCCGTGAATGCCAAAGCTAAAGCGGTGTATAATGTGAATCATTTCTGATGCACACACAGAACGCTTCTGTTCCACAACACATTTACGGATGCGTCCAGAAAGATATTCTGCATGGTCTGACAGGCGTTAAAGGCTACGAGGCTTGCGTAATTACAGGCATCACCTCAGTTCCAAGCAGAGCGTTCTACTTCTCCATCTTGTGTGAGTCTGGAGCGCAATGGGCAAGGATACCAATTCATTTCCTGCATCACGAAAGACCAGACCCCGAACGGCAATGGTTCTGGCAGGCTCACGATCTGCAAATGTGGGATGCAATGGGATGGGAGTTCTCTGTGACGCAATACGATTACTTCCGAGAGATGGCTTGCACATTCCGAACCAGAGGAGGGCAGAACATTCCAGCTAGGTATTGGTTCACCTTGGACCACACCGAAAATGGCTTCTCGCTTTGTCCGAGTCAGCACAAATGTTACCACATCCTATTGCTTGATGACGGGTCTGGACAGATTGCCGCCATGCCTAACAATAGAATCGTATGGAACGATCCATCGTTTTGCCGTGGAGATTTGCCAAGATATAAAGTCATGGCTAATAAGACTTGGCATTGCGAGAGATTTGATTTAGAAAATCCTCAAGACACAGCTATTACACAAGATGCCTAAACGAAAGAACGGAGAACTTACAGAGGGGGAGAAGCGTTACTGCATGGAGCGAGTCCGAGGCAAGTCGCTCGCTAAAGCGTACGAGGCATCTGGTTATGCCGCGACACATTCAAAGTATGCGGCAATTCGTGGTGCGAAGATTGAGAATCGACCCCATGTGCAGAAATACATGGAGGAATTGAAGGAGTCTGTATGGGTTCAGAATGCCATGAGCATTGCCGAGAAGCGTTCCCTGCTCGCAGATGTAGCCAGAGCAAAGCCAACAGACATTACTGAGGAGAGTCCTATTGCAAGCCTGTCTGTGGATGGCGAGGGAAATCGTAGTCTGCAAGGCCCGAAGGTGGGAGATAAGCTAAAGGCAATCGAGCTAGACAGCAGGCTTTCTGGCGAGCTGTCCGGCGATGAAAGCAAGAACCAAGTTTTGATTCAGTTAGTGAATGACAGGCTGGAGATTCCAAGTCTGGACGCAAAGGAGGTGAATCACATTGAAGAGTAAAGGTTTATATGCTGCGATCCACGCCAAGAGGGAACGCATTAAAGCAGGTTCTGGAGAGCGTATGCGTAAGGTTGGTAGCAAGGGTGCGCCAACAGCAAAGGCGTTTAAGCAATCTGCCAAGACAGCAAAAAAGGGCTAGGTAATCCTAGCCCCGTTTTGCAGAGTGTTTCGTTATTGTTCAACAATTATTCGCGTAGTTCCGTAGGAGGCGAATGATTTGGTATGCTTCGTGTTCGTTGTAATGCCAGATGTTACCGACTGGAAGTCCGACTTTCGTTTTCAGTTTGACGATTAACTCAAGCTGTCGCTTCGATGCGGTCTTGTTTACGGATTCGCGTGAACTCATTTTGTCCTCCTTTCCGTTTGAAGGCTAATACCCGTCCGTCTTCGGTGAGTATGCAGCAGTTGTCGATTATGTTATCGCACCCGTATATTTCGGCGAGTGTTAAAGAATCGAATGCGCGATTCTCGTAGGTTGTTGACAATATAACCATCTTACTTCGCTCCTTTCTTCTTCGCTAACTTCTTCGTAGGGTAGACCGACGATTTGAATTTCGGCGGGTTAGGATTCTCGCAGGAGCGAATGATTCTGATATAAGCTTCCGGTGGGAGGCAGGTCTGGTATGTTTTTTCTAGTGCGCTCATTTTGTTAGATGTATTGCTGAAGAACTTCGTTTGCTTTCTCTAGTTGGATCAGATCGTTTTTAACGATCTTGAATCGTCCTTTGCACTCTTTCAGTCGATCATGCGCTGCGTTGATTTCAGTTTCAAGTGTATCAATTTCATCTATTAATGAATCATGTTCTTTAATAAGTTCATCTAATACTGATTGAAGTTCTGGTGTGTATTTAGTTTTCATTATAGCTTCTCCCAATTCGCATCAATATATCCAATAATTTCATCCTCTATGTCTTGATTAACTCTTTCTGAATTTGCATCAAGAATTTCCCAATCAATGAATTTATTGGAATCTGAATCAAGCCAGATTGTTGCTTTGTATTTTTCCCCTTCATTCTCAACTTGGAATGAATGTTTGTTTTCTGTTTGGAGCGTTTCGATTTTCATGTGTTCTGTTGTGTGTTTTAGTTTATTTTAGAAGCAATAACGCTTGCTTCTGTAGCGGAGATTGTCGTTTAGGTATGCTTGGTCGCCATTCTCGAAACCAATGTCATAGAGCATCCTGTCATCGTAGTATGAATACGGGTTGCAATACTCCATTCCATCGTATCCATCGTCAAAGCCCTGTATGTAGGCTGGATGGTTGTAGAACTTGGAGTAGCGGATTCCCGTTTTGCAATGTGTTTTTGCGTGGATGGGGGCGAAGGTGAATAGGAACGCTCCTGCGAGTGTGGCGATGCGTTTCATTTCGTCCTCCCCTCTGCTTTAGCAATTACCTCCATAGCCTCTTCAGTCCATTGTTCCCATACTGCAATCTCTCCTGTTGGATCGAATTGCTCGTATAGACTAATGAACTCTGGCAGAATATCCTTCAATACCTCAAGTAGTCTTGGCGCGGCGGCTATCAGCCGTGCATTTGCTTTCCAAGATGATGCCTCATCTTCAATTCTAGCAATCGTTACATCTGTGTGGATTGCCGCATCATTTTCGCCGATGGTTAATTGCCAAGGCCCGTCTGTGTGTTGTGTTGTTGTCATGGTTTTGTTGTGTGTTTTTGATTTTAATTTCCCTTTGCTTTGGAGAGTGCCGCTTTGCATTGGTCGATCAAAAGTGAATCTTGATCTCCGAATGCGTCAACGATGGCTTGCAAGGCGTCTTGCATTTCTTGGGATGTTCTCTTAAGTTCGGCAAATCGACTCTTGCGTTTATGTGTTGTTGTCATAATTCTGCTCCCTCCACTTTGTTGATGGCCGCGTTAGCAATGAAGATTATGTCTGACCTGCAATCGTTCTTTGATGCGGCTAGGACAGCAATCTCTTTGAGCGTGGATAGCAGTTCTGACTCCTCGGCGAAGTCGAATGCTGTTACATCTCCGAATCGGACGCACTCGGAGAGATAGCCTAGCAACTTGTCGTAGGCTTCCTCCTCGGTGTTGGCTTGGGTGGTTTCTGTGAATGTGACTTTGTATGTTTTCATGGTTTTGTTGTGTGTTTATTGTTTAACAGGATTACTTCCAAGCGGGTCCAAACGATTCGCAATGCCGGAACATTGGCGAGTTGCGTGGAATGTTGCGTGTTTGCCCATCATTTCTGATCCATTCAGCGTCAAAGCATGATCCGTCAGCGAGGAACCATGCGGAGCATTTTCCGCTGAATCGGCCTGTTATCTTGTGAAGGACGAAGGAATTTCGCTCAAAGATGCCGCCAGAGAAGGTTTGTTTTTGGATTTTCATGTGTGTTTTTGTGGTTTACTCTGTTTCGGTGAGATCATGGTCTATTACCCAATCCCCTGTTTCTGACCGCTTCCAATCGCCGCCATCACTAGCTTCGGCAATTTGTTGTGCGGCCTCAAGAGACTCCGCTTCGACTTCGAGCGTGAGGTAATCGGTGCAATGAGCGTGGAATTTGAATTTCATGTGTGTTTTTGTGTGTTTTATGGTTTAACAATAGGTTAGAATCCGAGGTAGAAGTAGATTTTCCCGTCAGTTCCTTTGAACATATTGGATGGGGCTTGGCCTTCGCCTTGCAGTTCCTCTGCCTCTTCCCAATCAATTTCGGCGAGTGAATCCGCGCCTAGTTCACGGCAATCTCCCGCGATCATTTGAAGGAGTAATGCGTTTAATTCGGTATCACTCCACCCTTTTATCTCATCTTCGCTCCACGCTCCAAAGGATCGCGCATAATCGCGCATGGCTTGGAGCTTTTCGGGAGTGTCGAGGACGGGATGCCGCTTTGCTTCCGCTTTGCTGTTTTCCCAAGTGTTCTTTCCTGCATTCTCTCCACCTTCCGCGACAGAGTGTGAAAGGTCGAATGCGTTTACTTCTGCTAGTGTTGTAATGTCGATTTCCATAGGTTTTTTGGTGTGTTGTAGTTTTTCGGAGTTATTCACTCCATGCCGCCCTTCCGTAGAAGAGCGGTGTTGGAATGCATAGCAGGAACCATGCCAGCTACAGAGCCGCGATTGCCTTCTCCATGTCGCGGATTAGTGATGCGCGGATCTGCGCGGAGTGTTTTTCGGCGTCTTGAATCATGCGGTCAGCTTTTTCCTTGGCCTGTTTAAGCATGAATTCCGCCTGTGTTTTAGCGTTTGCTAGGTGTTGATCTTGGATTCGGCGTGATTCTGCCCAAGTAATCTGCGGGAAGAAATCCGAGCGAATGTCCTGCTCAATTTGCGGGAGTTGATCCAGCAACCAAGGGCCACAATAGGAGTTCGCACCTAGTTTTTCGGCGGTTTTGCGGAGTGTTTCGAGTTCGTCTTGCTTTGTCATGGTATTATTTCTGTTTTTTAGTGTGTTCTTGTTTTAGTTTTTCGATTTTCTCTTCAATTTCGCGCCCTTCTCGGATTAGCTTTCTGGCCTTTTCCAAGGTGAGATTGTGATATTCTGCAAAGAATTCGGTGGATAGGAATTCTTCAAACCAGATTCGGTAGGCGGTATGGGCTGTCATGTTTTCGGTGTGTTTTATTGTGTGATGATGTTTACTATTTGAACGAAAAGGATCGTCAGAATCACAATGAGGGTGCAGGAGCGGTGAAAAAATGCTTCCCGTTCGCGTGTGTGTTTTTTGTGTGTTCTCATTTCGCGTGTTCCTCCCCACGATAGAATCCCCTTGTAAAAGCGGTTGTGCAGGCGTCCAGAACGGAAGCGGGGACATGACCATATGTCATCGCGTGTCGTCCTTGGTCATCCAAGAAAGAATAGCCACGCCCATTTCCAGAACATTGTGCGGAGAGGGTGAATTTCTTCCCCGTGCAATTTTCCAAATATTGCAAGCGGGATTCCAAGGTTTTTTTGGTGATCTTTTCCATGTGTTTTTAGTGTGTTTTATGTTTGCGTCTCATCAGATGTGGCTTGCAAGTTCCACATGACGGGCATTTGCCCGTTTCGACATTATTGGATAACGAAGCCGCTAGTGTCTTTTTTGGCTTTTCCCTAGTGGCGATGACTTGGCACGGCTCATGCTATGTCTGTAGGTGCGGGAATCAACCTGCGAAAAACCAAAAAAAACCTATGACACTCCTATC